AAATCTTATAATAGTCAATATAACCAAAATAATGGAGAATAGACCAACATAGAGAGAAAAGAATCCCTCCTACTAACAAAGAATAGTTATCAACTGTTTGTACAGCTTCCTTCTGTCGTTTCTTCTCCTCCTCCTCAATTTCTTCGGCAGACGCAACATCGACATCATCAATATGCACATAATCTGTAGAACAGGGAAGAGCAGTGGGAATAAGTCGGCCAGTACCAAGCAAGCGAGTCGCCCACGTAGCTGGTTGTGCTGATAAAGCCGGACCCGGCACAGCAGCCGCTGAAGCAGGGGCAGAAAATCGCGGACGAAGCAATGCGTCCATGGCTGGTTGGCACACTCCTAGGCAAAATGGTAATTTGCAAAATTCACACAGGTCAAGCTTCTTGGCACCAGTATGTGCCTCCATCACTCTCTTCTGTGCCTTCATATGTTTATCGAATTCGTCCTTCACATGCGCTAAATAATCTCGCAAGCTAGAATCACCATTAAAAACTAAGAAGGGAGTGGGATTGATCTCGTCCCCTGTCTCATGAATAGTAAAATCCCAATAAGGTGGGAACTGCTCATTATACACACCATCGCCCATTCCTGGGGTTGCAGCGACAACATCCCAAAAACGTCTAATCTTTCCGGCGTCAAGCCGCCCTGATTGATCGGCAAAAGCAGGCTTCACAGACATCACCGTCCACACATGGAAGCGACGATACACAGCTGCAGGAAAAGAAAAAATTGTGTGAGCATTTAAGTCAAACATGTTCGACGTAGCGATAACAGCAACTGATGTGACGCACTGCGTACCCTTTTCATCTGCAACGGCCATGGGGGGCACATAAGGAGCATTGTTGCTCACCTGAAGAATATCAACCAGCGATGTGTCAGGAGTTTTAGCCTGAGGGTGAATAGCGCCAACATCGTCAAACAATATGTAAGGCTGGCCAATAAACGTGTCCCAGAAAAGTGTCAGAGGATTACGGGAGAAGACCAACTCAGCCGAATGCTCCATTCCTTCCAAAGCGGAAATATAAGCAAATAGCAAATTAGAGACATTAGATTTTCCAACGCTAGTTCCTCCAGTTAAAGCGATACCAAATGGTTGTCTCCTATACTTCTGTGACATAATCTTTTTCGCCAAAACTGACTCAAAAGTCACCAATCGATTTTTCAACTGCTTAAATTCATTCATCGCAAATTTACTCGAAGTAACCTTCAAAGCAGCCTCTACAGATGGCCACTCAATTTTAATGAGCTGTAACAAACGCTGCCGGAGCAACGGTAGGGGGACCTGTTTACCTTCCATGTCGAGTGTTCCATCTCCAGTGCAATTAGCATAACCTGAACACTTCTCAACCAGTAAAAGCTTCTCAGCTCTATCCTTCCAACTCATAGTCAAGTCTGGTGTCAACAAAGAAGAAGCTGATGAAGGAAAACGGAAAAGAAACCAACCAGCATCAGCTAACCAACGTAACAAGCTTAAAAAGTAACTCATTAAATCAACAGCCTCGTCAAAATGGGATGTCTTCATGGACTCTAAAACCCTCGTCATTCCTTCCGGACTAAAAGTACCAGATTTTGAAAAGGAAAAAAGAGCGATAATGATTGCCAACACTTGCAAAATCTTCTTCGCGACTTGCGATCGGATGGCACCATCAAAACAATTCAACAGCTTAACAAAACTGTCCATTGAGACGAAGCCTGCGGTAGGGACAAGACTGTCTGGATTAATCTCCGGTACGCTGGAAAGGTTCGACATAGTACGCGCCGCTCGCGCTGGCATTGTAGTCCTTGCGGACGGCCGAGGGGAAGGTACACTACTCAAAGTAGGCTGGTGGACTCCTTTGCGCCACCACTTCCGCTTTCCAGAACCAATAGGGTCCAGATATTCTTCGACTTTTTCAGCTTTTCCATCAATTATCTTATCGAATTCCTCCAATGTGGCGGCAACATAATCACCAAGCCACTCGTTAGCAGCTCCATAAAGCGCAATGCCCAATGGACAATTCCTAAATTGAAGCAACTCACAAGCTAGAGCTATCTGTTTCGATGAGCGTGTGTCAGTAACAATATAGAGGTACTTAATAACAAAAAGGATTGCGTCTTGAATATACTGACCGGCTACAGGGTTCAAATGAAAGCCAAGGCCAAAAGGCAGATTCGCACAAAGAACTGTAACGAGCTGGAAAGTAGTCCCAACACACTTCCATCTATCACTAATGAGGGGCACAGAGTCACTTTCTCCAGCGGTGGGAACAAGGTTATTCTTTAGCTCCAAGGCAGCCCACATCGCATCATACATGGACTTATAACAATCCACAGTCGTACACAACTTCTTGCCAAATTTAATTGAGGGAGAGTAAAAATATTTCGATTTAACCAGAGTGATGCGAGGCAAAGCCCAGTGACTTCCCCGGCCGACCCTAGGCTGCTTTTCCAAGTATCTATAAGCGAAAATTAACTGCTCGTGTATATCGCCTTTCCTTGACAAAATAAAGAAAACTTGACGTCGCAGCCGCTCCAATTCACTCGCTTTGGCATCAAGGGGGTCAGGCATACAACCATAACTCACAAAATCTCTAACCAAATGGCAACACAAAATCCCAAATAAAGGGACCGTGGAGAAACCAACAAAAAGGAAACGTAAAGATACTGCATAACAGAAAAAGATGCTCAGATTAGAGAAAGAAGGACAATATGCTAAAACAAAACAAAAAGTCCACTGAAATAAGCAGAAAAATGCATAGAAAGGGCTAACAAGACAACAAATTGGACCAAGAATAAGAACATTCCTAAAGAAATGAAGCAACATATTCCCCACAAAATACGCGAACCTAACGGCAAGACGCTTGTAGTATAAGAATAAGGCTTCAGACCAATGGATTAAGTCACATTGCGATGTAGGCCTTTCAGGGCCAAACAAACCGGGAACTAAGCACTCAAATGTAGAAATCTCACCGATATATAAATGAAATTGTCGAATGAGAATGCTAAAGAACGCATCATCAAGGGGCCGAAATAAGAAAGTCTGAATTAACTCAACA